CCCCTCAATCAGGGGCTTTTTTTTCGTCTTCTTTTTTACTTACATCAGCCGGTAGCGGTTGTCTCTCGCGCACCGCGCTTACCAGGCTGTTGAAGTTGTTCTGCATTAGCTGAATGTACTCCATCAATGCCAGGCTGAATATTTGCAGTGCCTGCGGGCTGCCAGCGGCTGGTGGCTTTACGTTGTGCGCTGGCAGGTGCAGGCTGGCTTCGGGTATCGGTTGCCAGCTGGTCACCGAAGGTGCTGTTGTAGGCTGTGATGAGCACGCTGAAATCATCAGCATTAAGCTCACAACGACTAGCCACGGCTTTATTGTTACTGTGCTGGCTTTCATGCTCGGCCACCTCTTCTGGTTGTTTGCCCTGGCTATCGCCATTACTCAGGCGTGCCCGGTATTCGGCAAAGGTTTTTTTAATGGCGTTATCGCGCCGCAGTTTTTCTGCTACGTTAATGGCATCACCGCTGGCCTGCTCGGTGCGGCTTTGCTCTGCCTTGTGAACCTGCTCAATGCCGGCTTCGTATTGCTCCACCTTCTGCTCGTTTACCCCGCTCACTTTTGCAGTGCCCATAAAAGCATTCAGCGAGAACAGCATCAGGCCAATGGCCGCTAAAATTAAGGGCAGTTTAAATTGCTTTAATAACATGGGTTTCTCCGTTTTTTGTTGCGCATCAGCGCAGTTTGTTCAGCGCCCGGCTGCCTATTACATCGGCCACCGAGCGCCATGAGTTTATTCATTTGACGGGCTTATTCAGTAAAGCAGTCGAATACTTAACCCCGTTATCATTAGCTGCCAGCACACCTAAAAACACACCCACAGATACCCACCAGCGATCGAACGTCACACCGATAAGCTCAGCCTGGCCTGCATCCATTACACCGCTCAGCACCGCTGCCGTGGTAAGAAGCCAGCCACCCGTGGTTAGCAGCAACGCATACTTGGTGATGCGTTTAATCTTGCCCTCGCTGGGTATTGTCTTTAGATTCTCAGCCATTTTTTAACCCGCCTTACCAGTCCGTTCCAGTATGTGGCCAGCCATGCCAGCCAGCCTGCTATGCCTATTCCAGCGTCAGCACCGGGGCCGCCGGGTACTTTGGGCGGTACAGGTTCGCCTCTAACGTGTTCGAGTAGTCAGACCCAGCTTGTGAACCAATCACCGCGCCAATGGCTACCGTTTTAGCGCGGTAAAGGCACACACCCACACCAAGTGGGGCCGTGGGGTCGCTGTAGGTGCTGGCAGGGGCTGGAATATCTGGAAGAATCACCCAGCCGGCACCAGAACAGTTGCGCTCCAGTATTGTGCTGATGATGTTTTCGGGCGGCAATTCTGACCCGTCAATGTATTCAGTCGGGTGTGACCACCTGGCATCAACTGTGTCGCGTTCGTCGATGTTTATATCCACCGCCCATGCAGGTGATGAAAACAACAACGCCAACAATAAAATAATAAACAGTTTTGGTTTCATTCCAGGTTCTCCATCACATAGTGTTCAAAGTTGTGCACAAACTCCTGCACCGTGCCACGCCCAAGTGGCGTGTTGTAATGCTGCTTCCAGTATTCCGCCAGGCCCCACACATCATCTGCGGCTGGCAATGGCTCTTTCACCCGGCGGTAATGCAGGCGAGCCATGGCGGTGGCGTAGCGTAAATCGCTTACCATCTGGCTTGAATTATTAGCGCGGCCTCTAAACTCATCGCGTAAAATGTTTTCAATTTTCGGGCGGTACGAAACATAGTTGGCCCAAATGTCGCGAAAGGTAACGGGCTCCATCTGAAAAATGCCCTGCGCCGGGCCTTTAATTTGCACCAGGTATTCACCCATGGCCGACTCCTGCGCACAGGTGCCCAGCAGCAGGTTAATGGCTGCCTCGCTTTTCATGCCCAGCGCATCCAGTGCGGGAATAATTACAAAGTCCTGAAGCTGTTGCGGGTTAATCATTGTTGGCCTTGTTCTTTACGGTTAGCTGCACTTCAATGCCCATGCGTTTTAACGCCCAGCGCATGGTAAAGTTACTGCTGGCCAGCATCACGCTGCCACCAAAGCCACTGATTAAGCAGCTGGCTATTAGCTGGTCCAGCTGCATGTGCACGCCCAGATAATTGCTGTGGGCGAGAAACAGCATGCCAAAAAACACCCCCACAATGCCGTAGGCCCACACCACCGCCAGCTTCAGGTTTTTACCACGCAACAACTGGTGGCTGGCTGCCGTGCAACCGCCCACCAGGCCGGTAACGGCGGCAATGGCGTATAAAATAACCGGGTAGTATTCTTTAAACAGCAGCTTTAAATCATTCATGCAAACACTTTACACAGCGGGTGAAAAATTGCGTCCGAAATGTGTCAGAAAAAACTAGCCACTCGCCGTTGGCACCACGCCATAAAACGGCCGGTCATTCTGTAGAAAATCGATTGCCGTGCGCGCATCCGGGTCGCACTGCACCTGAGTAGCATCGTCGTTTAGCACTGCAGCCCCATAGATGTCATACATAAACGAATCAGCTGAATTACACAGGTAATAGCGGCCTGGAAAGTCATTCTGCTCACCATTAAATGTGCCGACATATATCGGGTAGTTGACCAGCTCATAGCGCTGGTCATCCACCTGCGGAGTTACGGTTGCATCAATCGCCTGGGTTTTGCAGCCGGTTAAAATAATGGCAAGAAACAGCAGGCTTAAGATCCAGTAAATCACACGTGTTTTAACCATTTGATACTCTCCTGTAGTTGCTGCAGTGCCCGTCATCAATCACGCCTAGGTGTTTGCAGATGAATAAATAATAAGCAATCGGCTAATTGCTGATTTGCTGATTATAAAAGACCGAAATCATACGTCTTTAATACGTCAGTTAGGTTGTCAACATAGGCGATTCGGGAGCTGGTTATGGCTGACAATCCTAGCTCCTGGGTAGCGCCTAGCGAAAGGCCAGTTCCAAGGAGACTCCATGCTGAGGACGCAAATTCGTAAGTTCTTATTTCCCCATTTCCGGGGTCAGAAAAAACAATCCGTGTAGAACTCAATGCGCTAATTGTGACTGAGCCTGCTATTCCGGTTATATTTAAACTGCTACCGACTTGACTCCAGTCTGTACCATCAAAGCTGTATGTCGTTAGTTGTTCGTTGTCATTACTTATAAATGCAATTGTAGAACTATCGAGGGCGGCAGTTGACGTATTACCTACGGCCGCAGGAAGACTAAAGCTATTACCAACCTGTGACCAATCTGCTCCATCAAATGTATATGTGCGTAGCGTGTCGTCAGTAATATTGGATACAGCAACAGTGCTACTGGTTAGCGCCGTGATACCCACCCCAGCTATTGCCAAGGCGAGTCCGTTACCCATCTGTGACCAGTCAGTGCCATCAAACACGTATTTTCGTAATTCGCCAGTGCCCGTATCGTGCACTGCAATTTCTGTACTGCTCAGCCCTGCAATTGATGGGATAGCTAAACCGCCTATCGCTAACAGGTTGCCTGTGGCATTCCATGTTTCTGATGCAAGGCTGTACGCCTGTAAGCCGCCAACCCCAGGGTCGATGTACGCAATAGTCGTCTCACCCAGGGTAGCAACACGCGGAAAAGATGAGGCAACAGCTGTTTCATTGCCAAATTGCGACCACGCGGAAAACTTATCTATTAGATATGATTCAATAGAACTCACCCGCGTTTCGTGATCCGCTATCGAGGCATCAATATCATTTTTATATGCAGCATCATCTACTGCAGTTGTCCAATTTGGTGTTGGCATTTTTAAACCCCCTTAGCTCGCCAGTTAACCGGGCTGTCGCCGCCGGCGCTGGTGTAGTCGTATAAGTTAATATCAAATCCGGTTTCGGTAATATTGCTGGGTTTAGCAAATACCTCACCGAGGCCTACCGCCACAGCTTCCACATAAGGCGGAAAATGAAACGGTTTTGCAAATGTCACGCTGGTGCCGGCATTGGGTACCAGTAAATTTTTCTCGCTTTCTTCGCGCTCGAGTAAATCCACCACGGCTTTAAAGCTGGTAATGGCGGCTATGCCATCGCTGGCGGTTAGCACCAGTTTGTATTTTGCATAGCGGGCTTCCACCACGCCCACGCCCCATGGGCGCCAGCCGCTGTAGGCTTCGCCCTCTTTGCGGTAGTCTGCATACAGGCGCGGGTTGGCGTTGCCGGTTTCGCCATACAGCAGGTGGGATGTTATGTCGGCCCACAGGCGCACCGAGTCGTCGAACTGGCTGTCCAGCTCTGGCGTCTCATACTCGTAGGTTTCGTATGGGTTGCTTACTGCTACATCGAACGTATTCCAGCCGCTTACTGTCGGGCCGTCCTGGCTCGATGGCACCAGCACACCGGTGTGGTGCACTAAAAAGTTGGTGAGTGTGCCCGGCCATGTTGGCTGCTGGTTGGCTTCAATAATAATGTCGTAGTCGCTTATAAAATTAACATCGTAGCTAGCAGCGTTAACGCTCTCATTGCCGCTGGTGTCTTCCGCCACAATAAATAACGTCCACTCGCCCGGTGGTAACAGTTTGGTGGTTACCTGCGTGCCCTTGGTGACTTCGGTGAGTGGGCTGGCATCGGCATAGGCGCTGCCCACGGGGCCGAATTTTATTATGTAGCCATTCACGTCGAGGTCCGGCACCTGCTGCCAACGGGTTAGCAGCGAGTCACCCACCTGGGTGGCCACAAAGCCCTGCACGTCTGCGGGTGGTGCCGCCTTGCCGGTTATTACATAGGTGAGGGTTTTGCGGCTGTTAGCGCTGGTTAAGCCGCGCAGGCTGACCAATGTTACTTCTATTTTTATATTGCCCTGGGCATCCCAGTTAAATTCAAAATTGCGGCCGGTGGTTTTGCCCATTTCTTTTAGCTGCTGGCCGAACGATGCCGCGCGAATAATGGCGCTGCCGTATTCGCTGCTGGCATCCCAGCTCACACTAATGCGCGCGCCAAAGCCATTGCCCACACGAATAAGAGTATCGTTAATTTCCACATCGCTAATGGTGGGGGTTTTGAAAAGGCCGCTGAAAAACACCGGCACGTATATGTAGCTGTTGAACTCTGCCAGGTAATAGGCTTCTGTTTCGTCGGTGGCGGTTATGCGCACGCGGCTGGCGCTGAGTGGTTTTATGTCGGTTATTTTTACCAGCTTGCCGGGCGTGGCTTCGGGGGCAAACACAAAACCGTAGTCGGTTGGCTGGTGGTTGGGGTCGTCGTTGGGTGCGCTGGGCAGCGGCGTTACCAGGGTTACCACTTCTACATCACCGGCGGCGTACACCACGTCGTATACATCGTAAGTGCCATTGGGGTAGCGCACGCCAATGTAGTTGGTTACGCCGAACGTCATCTGCACCGGGCGGCTCAGTTCCAGTACGGTGGTGGTGCCACCAATCAGGCGGCCACTCTGCCCCCACTGGGTTAGGTCGTGGCTTAGTAGGGCCACATCACCACGCTGCACCACCATGCCGGCCATGTCGGTTTCAAAGCTAATTTGGCGGCGACGGTAGGCCTGCTCGGCGGCAATCAGGTTGGCCTCACGCCCGGCCATGCTCTCGCTGGTGCAGCCGAATAAATCGATGGTTATGGGGTTTTCCGGGTTGGTAACACCTGGCACGGTGGCGCGCACGGTATCGGGCTGCCAGTCGTTATCGGGGTTTATAAAGTTCACCACCACTTCATCGGGCAGGCGGCCGGTGGCGTAATCAACGCGGAAGCTGCTGCGCACTATGTTGCTCATATCAAAGGGCATTACCGGTGGCTGGTTGGCGGCATCCCACACCACGCCCAGTTTGCCGCTGGCCCAGGTGGGGGTGGCGCGGCCGCAACGGGCTATCATTTGCAGCACCTGGAAGCAGCTCATGTTTCTGTCGAGCACGGCATTAAACGTCAGGCCTCGTGCATCACACCAGGCGCCCAATTCTTTTAGCAGCTCTATGTCTATGCGGGCATCGGCAAGGCCTGCGCCGTACAGGCGGCGGCCGTTGCTGTCTTTCTTGCCGCGGGCAAACCATAAAAACCACCAGGCCGGGTTGCTGGTGGCCTGGGTAACCCAGCTGCTGCCGTTCCACACCGGGCAGCGTGCGCTGCCCAGGGCGTTTAACTGGTCTACCTGACCCTGCAACTGGCCTGTCGCTTTAATGGTGAGGGCTACGCGTTTCTGGCCGGTGTAGTCGGCCGTGTCTGGCTGGTAGCTTTTCAGGCTGGCCCATGAGATTTCGGCGGTAACGTCATTGCTGGCCTCGTTTACATCTGTGTTTACCGTGGTGCAAACATAGTCTCCAAGATCATCATCATAAGTACACTGCTCTTCCGGGCGTTTGGCATTTAAGAAGCGCCCGCGAACTTCGTACTGGCCACTGGGTACTTTTTTGCGGAAGCCCCAGCGTGCCGGGGTGCGGTCGTCGTTGCGCAGCTCCCAGTCGTGCAAGCTTAGCCAGGTACCACTGCCGACGGCACGGTATTCAAACTCCAGGTTAACAATCAGCGCCACCATGCCCAGCTTGCTGTTGGTAAAAAACACCAGGCCGTGCACTTCAAGGCCAATGATGGTGGTGTCTACCGAGGTGGTGCGCTGCACCCAGGTGCCATCGTGGGCAAGTGTGCCACCGGCCACGGTGTCGACGTTGCCGGGGAATGAGGTGAGGTTCCAGTTGCTGGTGGTGGTTTCTTCAATGCTGGCTTCGTCGTAGTCGGTTACCAGGGTGTCACCAATTTTTATTTCGCTTAGCGTGACATCACTCAGGCCGAAATTGAAAATCTGGTACAGAAACTGGTCTTCACCGCGAATTTCAGTAAATGTGCGCGCGCCAAGGTCGGCCACCACGCGGTGGGTGCCCATAATAATGGGCAGTGGCTGAAACAACCGGGCGCGGTTGGCGCCGCTGGTAATTGAATAGGTGGGGCTGGTGTTGTCGCCAAAGTCTGGCGGATTTGGGGTGGGTACCAGTGCGTTTACCAGTAGCATGCCGCCCAGGGTAATTAAGCTGGTGCCCACTGTGCCAGCCCCCAGTGCACCCGCCAGCTGGGGGGCATAGGCCAGCACCGCAATGGTGAGTATTATCCGCAACGGGTCGCTGCCGCCATCGCCACCACCCTGCACCAGCGCACGAGCGGTGAGCATATCGCCGGGCTGCGGGTAAGTGCTGGCCCAGTGTTCGAACGCTATGCGTTTGCCATTAAGGCTGAGCGCCACCGGCTGATTAAACTGCACGCCCACCCGCTGCAGGTAGTGCGCGATGCTCTCACCGGGTAAAAACGGCGTGCTAATGATTTGCCGGTTGGCACCGGCGCTAATGGGGTGCAGGCTCACCACCAGGCTGGGTTGCTGGCGTGGCACCACTGGCAACTGACGCGGGTTTATGGGGTTGTTGTGGGGCATTATTTCCACGTGTAAAAGCCCTCCAGCTGCAGGCCAATGTTTTTCAGTTCACGCAGTTTGTGCAGGCAGGCGGCCCCGGCATTGCGCATGGCATGCAGTACATAGGGCACGTTATCAATTAAGCAGTAAACGCCAATGTGATTAATGCGGCCCCGGCTGAGCATGAGCACGGCATCGCCTTCCACCGGTGTGTAGGTGGGTGCGGCAAAGTCTTCCTGCAGAGTGCTTATCTGGCAGCTTAGCTGGCGCAGGCCGTCGGCGCGCTCGGTGGGCAGGTTAATGCGGCGTTTAAACACCTCGGCCTGCACGCGCACAGCCAGCTCGGCGCAGTCGGCGTCATCGTAGGGCAGGCCTATGTAGTTTGTGCTCCAGTGCGCCATCAAAATAGCCCCATTAGAATAACCCTGGCGCCACTTCGGGGCGGTAGTTAAGGGTGACCGCGGGGCGATTTAAAATGTCTTCAAAGCCCAGCTCACCGCTCACTTCCAGCTGGTTCATGGAAACCTTGTCCAGCCCCAGGGTAATGTCCAGCTCGATGGTGTTGGGGTCGCTGCGCAGCGCCTGCATTATGCGTACCTCGGCGCCCTGCCCACCGGCTGTGCTTTCAATCCACTGGGTGAGCTCGCGGCCTACGTTGTCAATAGCCAGCCGTGCACGGGGCAGGCCCTGGCTTACGTCGTCTGGCAGAGTGGCGCGAAAGCTCATTTTGCTAAACACATTACCGCCCACGGTGATGTCATCGGTGTCGTTCACCACGCGCACCGGGGTGGCGAGGTTGGCGTGGGTTATTTCCAGCAGCGTTAGCGGCAGTTCTTTGCCGTTACTGTTTACAGACTCGATGTAATTGGTGGAAAAATCACGTGACATTAGCTTGCCCACTCTTCCAGTACAAAATCGACAATCACATCCAGCTCGGCACCGCGGCCGCGGCTGACTGCGCGGGTGTTGTATTCACTGGCTTTTATGCGCACCTGTTTGGTGGTGCCGGTGAATGGATCCACCCAGTCGAAAAACTGCCCGCCGTTGGCCTCGCTTAAAAACCAGCTTTCAAAGGTTTCAAACTCGGCCAGGGTGTAGCGATAACTCACATTGCGCGGCACCAGCACCCGCGACAAATGCGGGTTTTCTTTTATGTAACCGTCTTCCATTTCGGTGCGCAGGCTGCTGCTGGGGCGCTGCTTGGTAAAGCCACCCAGCTGCAAACGGCCATAGGTAGGAAAGGCCATTAGCGGCTGCCCTCAATGGTGTTGCGAATGGTGCCGCCGCGCTGCCAGTCATCTGTAAACACCTTTACCACCATGCCGTTTATGTCCATGCTGGCTTGCGAATCAATCACCTTCTGGGGCTGGCCGCTGTTAATAATTTCCACGCTCAAGGGCATACTGCCGCCGCTGTTATTGCGGTGGCGCGGGTCGTTTTCGGTGAGCACTTCCTCGCCGCGTTCGAGAATGGTGGGCACTTCATTGGCCGACAGCCCGGCAATGCCGCCGGTGTGGTGACGCCTGGCGCCAAGAAAAACACGGGGGTCTACAGTTTTAAAAGTGCCGGTACCGGTGCCGACCACACCGCCTGTGTGTTTGGTTGGCGCGGAGAAACCCGGTATACGAAGCCCTGCAAATAAAGGCGTGGTTATAGATTGCTGTATCTGAATACGAAGCAAATCACTAATAATTGAGTCTGCCAGCGATCTGAAATCCAGCTTGCCCTGCATCACCATGTCCGCCAGGGTGTTAGTGAATTCATCACCCCAGCCACGGGCGGCTGCAATTAACTCGGCCATTGCCTTATCGCCGGATTCTGCAAGCCCGTTAAATTCTTCCTGTGCATTGAAAACAGCGCGGCTGTAGGTATCCCAGTCTATTGCACCTTGTTCGAGTAAGACATCGAGATTTTCCAGCTTGGCTGCCAGCTGCTCCTGCTCTGTGCGGGTGCGCTCGTAAATATCTGCTGCTTCACGCTGAATTTCGGCGGCTTTTTGCTGTGCAGCTACCGATTCACTAGCACTTCTTGCAAGCTCGATTTGCGCATCACTGGCCTCCAGTACTTCAAGTTTATACAGAGCTATCTGCTCTGCGTTCTGGCCGTAGGTTGCGGCCTGATCTTGCAGGGCCTGGGTGATGGCGGCTATTTTTTTCTCGGCTTCCTGCCGCTCTTTGCTGGGTTCGCCATCTGCACCACCGCCTGTGCTGGGGTCTGCTCTGTCTCCGGTTACACCGTCCTGAATCGCTTTTATTTTTTCCAGCTCATCAACCATCTGCTGCAGGCCGGCAATGCGGTTTTCTAAAAATTCAGTTTGGCTGCCAGGCAGAAAATCAAACTCCCACCACGGTGAATCACCGCCTTCAAGTTGTTCTAGCTCAGCTTTTAGCTCTGCTACTTTGGCCTTTATTGTGTCGATGGCGGCGACACCACCACGCTCCATGGTGACGTAGTAATCGGCTGCGTCGCTGATGTCGTCCATGCCTTTGGATATTTTTTCAACCCAGCCATAGGTTTCACTTAAATACCCGGCCAGGTTGGCAAATGAGTTAGCCATGGCGGTGGCAGATCGCGCGATAGAACCATCGATATCTGCAAACTCATCAGCAATTTCCGGCGCCTGTTTTACAAGTGAATCGAACACATCTTTCGACAGCACTTTCCCTGCAAGCACCGCATTACGCAGCTCACCCACGGTAAGGTTCATGCCTTTTGCTATGCGGGTAGCGACTTCTGGCATGTTTTCCATAATGGAGTTAAATTCTTCTGCACGGAAAACGCCGGCAGAAAGGCCTTGGCTAAACTGCAGAAGGCCGGCATTCAGGTTGGCAGTTGACGTGCCGCTAATAATACCCAGCTGCTGAACCGCATTTGTGAGGGTTAGCATTTCATCATTAGTTGCCTGCAGCTCGGGTGCTGAACGGGCAAGACTTTGAAACAGGGAAACACTGGTGGCCAGCTGGGTGCCGTTGCGCTGTGAAATGTTATACAAAGACTGTGATACAGCTACATAGTCACCGGTTTCCTTGGTGGCGGTTTTTATGCGCTGCTGCAAAACGCCGTAGGCATCTGCCTCTAACAGTATTTTTTTTGCAAACTGAAATGATAAGTAACCCGCTACGATGCGCTTTAATGTATCTAAACTGCTGCCTAGTTTCTCTACATTTGCCGCTGAGCGCGCAGACTCATCACCTGTTTGCTTAACATTACCAGCTACTTGCTTTAATTCCCTAACAGCCTGTTTAATATCGGCTTTTACGAGAATTAGAAGCTCGTCTTTATTACTCATAAGCGCCTCTTATTGCTTTGGCTACTCTGCTCTCTTCGCCGGCCAAAACAATGCTTAAATTATCTAACTGATCGGCACGATTCAGCTGCTTTTGTTTTTCTGCTTGCTCGAAAAATAATTTTATTTGCCTGCTTGTATAGTTTCCTATGTCGGGCTGATTATGTCCGCAAGCAATAAGTTGGCTAAAAACGTAAGCCAGCCCTATTCCGTCTTTTCCGTCTGTTGTTTTTGCATCTTCATCAACAACAGACGATTGATAAAAAAATTTCGGTTAACGCTCCAGAAAGCCATTAATAATGATTGTCCATCTGTGTCGCTAAGTGTTTCGAACCACTCTACTGGCTTGCCTGTACTAATAGCCATTAGCTCAATAAGGGTGGAGACGTGGCTGTCAAATACCACCGACATGGCTGAAAAATCAACATCTTCACCATCTGAAAAAAACACAGAAAGACCCTTAATAAAGGGTTTTGCCATTGCATTAACCTTCATGCCCTGAATAAAGCTGAACTCTTTAACGACAACTGGTTCGTCGTTAATTACCACGCTCATTTCAGGAAAAAGAATTTCTGCTTCATTCGCTTTGTGTTGTGTCACTGGCTTCACCTTGTTTAATTTTTATACTACTAAATTTAACTAAGTCAGCTGCCTGCTTTTTCAATGTTGGCGCGGTCGCTGTCTGACGCCATGCGCGCGCGCTTTTCGGTTACCAGTTTTTCTGCCTGTGGCTTGCGCAGGGTTACCACTTCGCCCGGCGCGTAGTCTACGCGGCGGTGGGTGTGAGGTTGCAGCAGGACTATACTTACCTGTTCTGCGCTGGTGTCTGTTTTTTTGTCTGTCATGGTGTCACCTGTTGCTTGTTGCTTTTTAAACGGTTATTGGCTTAAGCCTCGTTTTTCCATTTCATCACCTGATCACCCGCGGGGCGTGAGGTGTCAATTTCTGCAATGCCGCTTAATGTCATGGCCGCGGCTTCGGTGTTAATCATGTCGAGCGCGCTGGGGTCGAGCTTCACCTTGTACATTTCTGCACGGGTTTGCTTGTCGTTGTTGGCGGTGTTTTTGCCTGCAAACACCACGTACTTGGCGGTGTTGCCGGGGGCCGAGGTAATGTGGTCCTGCGCGGCGTAGGTGTAGCTCACTTCAATTGCGCTTTCGTCGGGTATTGCGCCTGTTGAAAGAATTTCAACCATGCCTTCGTCGGCGTGCACAATGTAGTCGACGTCTACCGTGTAGGTTACCGGCGTGGCGGCGTCATCGGTTACGGTAGCCGTGCTGATCTTGTTGTGGTCCAGCAGCACAAAACCATCATGGTAAGCGGTGTGCGCTTCGTCGGTTACGCTAGCCCCCACTTTGGACGTGGCCACACCTTGCAGCGCCTGCGCCAGGTGATCTTTACGCACCGAGTGCAGGGTGAAGCTCACGGCGTATTCAATCGAGTTAATCCAGCTGGCGGCTACTGCGCGGCCACCGGTAACACTTTCAACGTGCTGGCCTCGGCTTACATTTGGGGTTGCGGTTGCAGCACTGCAATCGCCCAAAAATTTCAGGTTAATCGGGTTGCCGTTGGCGTCGATATCGCCAACAAACATCTTGCCCTGGCCACGGAAATATTTGCTGCTAAAATCTTCCATCTCTATACCCTCAGTTGTTTACGGCCTGGCCGTAGGTAATGTCTAAATCGAATTGCGCGCTGTGCATGTAGGCGTTATCTACCCCCTGGGCAAATCGCCAGGCGGTGAGCGCGGCATCTGCCACTGCGCCATTGAGTGTGTCTGTGCGCATAATGGCATCCAGCACAATTTCAGGCAGGCCCTTGCGTTGATCAAATGCCGCTTCAAAATTATCTTCGTACCACACAAAGCCAAACTTTATTTGCTGGGTTACGTCGTTGTATTTGTGGCCCATGGGTGTGGGCTCACCATCACCCAGTTCAAACACTAATGCGGGCAGTTCGTTGTCTCTAAATTCTTTTAAATCGCGGTTGCCGTTGAGCACGGTAAACGCTTTACCAAAATGCGCATTGGCCCATGCAGTGAGCGCAACATCACCGGTTAGCACGATTACAAGCTCGCTGTGTGCGTTGTTGAGTTTACTCATAAGGCGAACACCTTTTTCTGTAGCTGCTGGCGCACTTCGCCGGTTACATCCACACTTTCAACGGCATCATCCAGAAACGGCCTGCGGCCATGCACCTGGTTAGCCCCTGTGCCTTCGTGCACGTTAATGGCGTAGCTTGTGGTATTACCCACCAGCGCCGACAGGTTGCCAATAGTTTTAAAAAAATGGCCCTGCAATAAATTACCCGTGCGCACAGGTATGGGGTAGTCGCCCGGTGATGCACCGCTTTTCAGGTTATCTATTTGCGCGTTGTCTATTTTTACAACTGCATTGCGCAGGCCCTGCTTAAGCGCGGCCTCAACCGAACGTGCACGGCGGTAAAACTTATTAGCCAGTGCGCCGGCGGTGCTCATGCGCTTAACCCGAAGTGGCTGGTTTCAACATAGCCAACGGCGAGGCCGCCATTGTTTTCAATGTCTACACCCAGCTGCATTAAGTGCCTGGCGGCGGTGTCGTCTGCCGCTTTTGCGCGCTCCAGTATGCGTCGGTTTTCATCTTCAACCGACTCAGACGAACGCGACTTGCTCATTTTGGCCTGCTCGAAATTCGGCAGGCGGCGCAGCAACTCTGCTGCGGTTAGGTATTTTTCGGCCTCGATAATGTGCACTTCACTGGCACCGGTGGCGGCAGAGTAAAACGATGCGCCTACCGCATCACTCACTACCTGCCCGAACGCCTGCAGTATTGAGTCGACATAACCGTCGCCTGCAATAAAGGCGGCGGTATCATCAATATCAAATTGCTTTGAGTTGAAGCCCAGTGCCACGACATCTTGTGCGGTTGCTTTTGCCATGCTGCTTATCAAGCCCGTTGTTGTTTAAAAATGGGTTGTTTAAAAAAGTCCGGGCGTCATGCCCGGACAATCGCTGGTTTCACCACGTACCGTGGGAGGTTGGGTGATCGTTACGAGAACAGAACCCGGCGAACCTGATCGCTGTCGCCAATGGCGGCGTTCAGCTGCATGCGGCCCACCAGATCTTCTGCACTTACGTAAATGTTGCGCGAGGATTCAACGTTCATGTCCATCCATACGCCGCGCTTCATTTTGTGGCCCGGTAACACCAGGTAATAACCTGTGCTGTTGGCCGGAATTTCAGTGCTGCTAATGATGCCCGCAATGCGGTATGCCATTGGCTCTTTCACTGTGCCGGCATCCACAATGGCACTGCCGCGCTGGGCGGTGAGCATGCGCTGTAAACGGCCCACATGCTCTGGCGCACACACTGCATAAAACGAGGTGTTTTGCCCTACGGCGTAACCCTTGTCTTTTACGCTGCGCAAAATGGTAGACGCGGCTTTGTTTGCAGTGGTGGTGTCGTCGGTGTCAAACGCGGTGTTAATGCCTGCGCCCTGCGCGGTTAACAGTGCGTAATGCAGGTTGGCCTGCTTCTGGTAACCTTTGGCCATAAACTCGGCAATGGCATCTTCAATTTTCCAGAACTGGTTAAACTGCAACCACTGGTCGAGCATGCCCAGACCATCTGAAAATTCCAGATAACGCACGGTGGTTAGATCTTCCGCAATGTTTTTGCGAATTTTAATCTCCTGCCCTGGCAAACGCTGGTTCCAGCTGATGCCCGCACTGGTTGCTACAATGTCGAAGTGATCGTGCGTGCTGCCACGCAGGTCTACCAGATCGAACAGCGCGGCGTAGCCCATGTCGATGTCGGGCATGTTTTCGTGAAAAAACTGCTCAACACTGTTGGCCACCGAAGTAAGCTGCGGGTTGTCGGAATCGGTTGCGTACTTCATCGCCAGGTGCGACTTAATACGATCAAAGGTTACTGGCGAGTTACTCGCATCCAGCCCTTTAATGTTGCTGAGCGCCTGTGTTTTTGCAATTTCCAGACACAGCTGTGGCTTGTTAAGCTCAAAGCCCACGGCACCGGCAAGCGACTTTACCTGCGTGGCGCGGTCCATGCCTTTGAGTGCTTTATAATCAATCGCTGTTTTCATTGGTATCCCCTAATAGTTACCAGATTTGTACCGGCCGCTTATGCAAACGGTGTTAAATAAATGATGCCTTCAACGTCTGCCGCCAGTGCATCTTCGGCCACCATGCCGGCCAGTGTGTTTGCGGTGGCGACGGTGGTAAAGTTTTCTGCAGTAGCATCCCAGTAAACGGCGGTGCCGGTTGCCCATGCCTGCGCTGCAACCTTGGGCACGCGCGCCATGGGGGCTTCGTGCACAAACACGTTGTCTTCGTCTGCATCTTTGGTGTGCAGCGCCATCATCACGCGGCCGTTAATCACGTAAAAGTTTTTAGCCGTGGTGGCTGCGCTGTGCGCGTGCAGCACCGAGTGCTGCGTGGAACTTAAAACTTCTGTTGCCATGTCGTTATCCCCAGTTGTTAATCAGAAATGGCTGTTGCGGCTTAACCGGCAATCAGCTTGTTATTAAACGGGCTGCTTTCATCCTTGCTGCCTTTTTCGCCACCCTGCGCGCCGCTGGTGTTGGGGTCGCCGCCCTGAATTTCACCGGCTGAACCTGCCATTTTGCTCACCTTGCCGCAGTAGGTTTTAAGGCGCTCAACGGGCCAGTCGGCATAGCTTTCTTTTGCGGTTTTAACCGTAGCTTCATCGTCGCCTTCAATTAAACCGGCAAGGCGTTCTGCGGCCACTACGTCATCAACCAGTGCCTTGTGGTATTGCTGGCCGACTTCAGCCTGTGCTTTCAGTGCGTCCACACTGGTGTCGCCCAGCGCGTCTTTCAGCGTTTTCAGCTCGGTTGCGGCGGCCTGTAATTCTGGCTGCTTATCGGCTAATTCCGCGTGCTTTGCTTTCAACGCGTCATATTTGTCTTTCAGTTCTTTTGCTTCTTTCGCTGTTAATTCCATGGAACCACCCTCGTTATCGTGTGTTGATGCCTGTTTATGAATACGTGCGCCAGGCTGCGCGCCCAACCACACCAGTGAACCTTCGTATGCCTGCCCCGGCGAGTGAAGGCGATAGGCCATTACACTTTCATCGGGTCGCTTAATGGGTGTGCGCTCGGCGTAGTTAAAGCCTATGCTTACATCTCCCGCTATGCCGGCGTCTATCTTTGCAATCAGGTTGTCACCACCGGCGGCACGGCTCATGTAAAAGCTGGCCTGCAATAGCGTTGCCTGTTCGTCGCCCACAAACTCAAGCGTTGGCTCGCGCAAAAGTTCGCGGGCTTCTTCCTGGCTCATGGTGATTTTTTCAGCTTTAAAAAACCGGCCTTCGCCGGGGCCGCTGTCACCATCCCAGCTGGCGGGGTGCTTTACGAAAAACCCCTTGCCCGGCAGCGTGGTTGCGAGATTGTCAATTAGCGCGGTGTCAATTACTTCGCCGTCGCGGTCTATGGCGTTATGCGCCAGATACATGGTGCGCATGTACAATTCATCGGCTTTAAACTCGCGCAGCGTAAAGCTGTTAATGAGCGCCAGATCATTTTCATCCGGGTTGCCGTGGGCCGACTTAACGGCCACCAGGTTAATGTGTTTAAGGCCTGACTTTTTCATGGCGCTACTTTCGGCTGATGTTCTTGTTGCGCCACATTGCCTGCTCGCAGGTAATGGGGCCGGTGTAGTCTGGCTTTTTCCACTCAGGGGTTTCGCCGCGCTCGGCCTTGCCGCCCTGCTTTTGCTTCGCAGCATCTGCCGGCTTTTCGGCTGGCGGCTTCTGCTGTGTTTTATCCGCCGCATCATTCTGCGATTCACCCTGTGAACCCTCAGCAGCGGAATCGTCAACCGGCGCCTGGTTAACCAACGTATCCATGGCCTTTGCCAACGCCGCCAGCACCGGCTGACGCTTCTGCCTTTGCGACTCTGCCTCGTTTAACTCGCGCAACACCTCAAGGCTGAGCGCGCCACTCTCTGCGCCTTCAGCCACAGAGCGCGTAACGCTTTTTGTATTGCCATTCAAAATCTCTATTAATTCGCTCATATAATTTCCTTAATATGCCCGGCGACCAACCGGGCAAGGAGTCGTAATGAAATAAACGTGAGCTTAAGTATTAAAAAGAAATCGCGCCCGGTCGTCCGAAGCGTGTCAAAAAAACAAAAAACCCGCTAAATCAGCGCCTCACATCTACTTGCATGGGGCTGTAAACACAAAAAAGCCGGGTAAGCATTTCTGCTGTGCCCGGCTTTTGGCTTGAAGCTTTTGGTTGTTTGGTGGGTTGGGTTTTATTTTAAATGGATGGGTGTGTTAAGGCGTTGAATGATAAAAGCAGTAGTATTGGTATTAGTATTAGTTTATTCATGGTTGTCCTTTATTTTCATATCTACAGTGCTCTCACAGGAAGCTCAGCGACAAGCTCAGAGGGTGTAGGTTTTGTTCTGGTTCCTGCTAAAACTAACCCCATCTGCTCATAGGCGTAAGACCATACTGCTCCCCGCCACGCTAAGAAAGACTGACCTTCAGTTTGATAGGGATTCGTGTAACCTGCATAAGATACCGCAGATAATACATTGTCGTAACCTGCTGCTTGGGCTTCTGAATCTAGATGCTTTTGAATAGCCGCTTCATATATTTTCTGCACATCAGCATTTATGCCTGCCTGCAAGTCGAAGGAGGCTACAAGTGTCTCCGCAGCGAGTTCTTCTTCTGGGGCACCCTCTACGTGTAGCGAATTGTCTACCAGCATTACTTGGCAGCCTGTTTCGGATAAGGCTTTTTGCAGGGCTGCTGATGAATATTGCCCCTCTATATTTAAGTTTTTCATTGATCACCTTTCCACTTTATATACATTGCGCCGCCAGCGAAATTAGATATGCGTATTTCTTCATCTACCGCTATGATTCGTGGTGCTGCACCAAGATCAATATCTTGGAGAGAGTAGGCTACTGTGCTGAGCAAAGTACTGCCTTGTAAGGAACCTAGCACACCGGGGATTGGCCCTGCTGATTTCATTAACTGACAATTAATGTCATTCGTTGGTCCAGCCTTCCAAAACACCATAAACTGACTTGGCACGACCAAATTAAGCCCAGTGACAGAAACAACTCCATTATAATTATTTGCAACTGTTGTTAGCCCTGTCAGCAAATTTTCGGCTACTTTTAATCCGACCTGTCCTGATACTGAAGAATTGCCTTTAGTCAACGATACTATGTTATATCGCACATCTCGAATATCCCCAGCACCTGTATTCCCTTGCGCAATAAACCCAATTTCTGAAATGACTCCTCCAGATTTTGGCATCAAGAAACCTGAACCCATGTGATCTAAACTACCAATCGGGACGCTTTCAGTCAGATCTGCTTCACCTGCAATTGGCGAGCAGTAAACTTGTGGGAAAGTACTGGGCCAAGCTTCAACTACAGCTTTAATCGGCGTTAGTCCTAACGCTGCGTGGTGTTTTTGATGCTCGTTAAGAGTAGTTAACATATTATGCTCCTAACGTGTAAGTTAGAGCCACTACAGCAGCTAGGTTTGTTGCCGCGTGTTCAAATGCCCCTGTGCCAGCAAATATAATCGTGTTGTCTGCTAATGTCTTGCGCATAACCTGCCATGCAGAGTCTGACAGCGCTGTACCTACAGGAGCTTCGCAGTAATATTTATACGTTGCATTTTCGTACTCGACATAGGTTGCGGCTGGGCTTGTTACACTCGCCGCCCCATTAACGCCCTGCACTTTCTCAAACGCGCCATCGCCATCTGGCCCGCCGGTTGGGTTCCAGTAAAAACCTGCTGCACCTTCTACTTTTGAAACATTGCCTGACATAACGTGCGCCTGCTAATTAGTTAACTATTGTTGCAGGCTAATGGGTGGTGCGGTGGGTGTCGTCCGATTTGCGTCACAAACTGGTGGCGGTGCTGGTTGTGCCTGCCCCGCCTGTTTTGCTATTGCTCTGGTATGCGGCCGCGGATGGTGCAGCGGCAGCCGGGGTGGCTGTCTTTCATCGGTATGGGGCCTTCGCCGATTTTGTAGGGGCCATTGGCGGCATGCGTGAGGCATATTGTTGAAACCTTGCCATCGCCTGCGGTTTCGTAGTCGTAGTCTTCCAGCCCTTCGGCTTGCAGCTCGGCCAGCTTGCCGTCTGCGTGCAGTTCGGTTATTTCACTTTGCGCCAGGCGCTCCCAGTCGTATTCGTGAATGTCGAAGCGTTTTCTCAGCTGGCGTGCTACGTCTTTGGGGTTTAGGCCGTCGTACACGCCTTGCTGCATGGCGGCTATTATGTCGTCTGAGTAGCTGCGCACGGTGGTGGCTTTTACCTGCGCCAGCGAGCGGTTGTTAAGCGTGCGCACCATGCCCTCACGCACACTCGCTTCTATGGCGCTGGCGCTGCCCTGCTCGGCGGCGGCGTTGAGGGTGCCGCGCAGCCATGCCTGAAACAGGCCTTGCACGTAGTCGCTGTCTTCTGCGCTGAGGGTTGCTATAAATTGTTGCTCAAGGTTTAGCAGCTCTTGCAGCACCAGTCCGACATCAAACATGAACAGCGGAGATTCTTTGCTGGCTTTGTCGCCTGCTGTTTTTCCACCGGCCGATTTTTCAGCGGTGAGATCCAGCAGCTTTAAGGTTTCATCTTCCAGCAGTTTCCAGGCACTGAGTGCGGCATTGGTAATGCGCGCTTCTATTTCTGGCAGCTCGGGGTCGCTTTCGGCGAAGCCTTCACCGGTAGCGGCTTTTGCCGTGCTGGCTTTACCGGCTGCCGACTTTCCCAGGCGATTGCCCTCGCCTTCTTCTTCGGTATAACCAACTTTTACCCCGCCAATGCGCACCACTTTGCCGGCTTCGTCTTGCTCTACGGCATTGCCTTGCTGGGTGGCGCTGCCTGCGTTGCTGCGCATGAGCTCGGTTTGTGCTTTTAAAAAGTCGGCCTGTGCCTGCGCTACTACGTCCTGCATGTTGGGCAGCTCTTGCACCAGTTGCCAGTCGCCATCGTTCCACGTGTAACCCTGTGCGCGCAGGTGCATGGCCACTATTTTTTCCAGCCCTGGCTGGCGCAGCTCGAAGCGGGTTTTGCTTTCCTGCATGAGCAGTTCGGCTTGTTTGAGTGCCAGGCGTTCTGCGGTGCCCCATACGTAGCCGAGTATCCACGGTGGCAGGCCGGTTTTTGCTACTATTTGCTCCAGCACGTGTTTGGCCGGTGCTTCTATTTCCAGCGTTTCGCCTTCGGCCCCCAGCACTTTTATGGTGAGTTCGTCATTGGCGCCCACGGCGTTTACAAAGTCGGCCGCTTTGCCCTGCTGTTTGCTGCTCATGGCGCTGGCGATGTTGTCGGCAATGGTTTTGCGGCGGGTTTCCAGCTCGGGCTGGCCTATTTTAGATTTGGTTTTGTAGAGCACATCAAACACCGGGTTGCCGAAGCGCTCCCACACGTGCATGGTGGAGTTGTCTATGGTGAGCAGCACTTTGCTTACAAACTCCATTGAGCGCAGCAGGCTGACGCCGTAGGGGTTGTCGGATTCATTATGCAGGCCTGCATATACCATGTGGGTGCTGTCTATTTTTTTATAGCCAGTGTTGTTCAGTTTGCTCAGCAGGTTGCCGGTGTTGTAGTTGTTGCGCAGCACGCGTTCTATTTGATCGGTGCCGTCGCGGCGGCCGGTTTGTGTGGCGGGTTTTCTATACCAGGTTTCCAGCTGTTCTTTTTCACGGCGAAATATTACGCCTTTTGAGTCGGCCACTTTCAGCTGCGCTACTGCGCGTTTGTCTTTGCTGAGAATGGGCTGGCCAATGGAGAAGCCCTGCTCGTATAGCTCGTTACTCATGCCGGCATAAAATGCCTGAAAGCCGGTTTGCAGGTCGTTAACCTGCACGGTTTTCATCCAGCTTTGTATGGCTTGCACAATCTCTTTGTTTTCGCCCTGCACGCGTATAATGCCGTCGAGTGTTACCAGGCGGTTAATGGCGGCATCGATAACGGGTATGGCTTCGCGCAGTGCTTCGTACAGGCCGGGGGCTACTTCACGGGCTACATAGCCGCTCAGGGTGTTGGTCCACTCGCCTTGCGCCTGTATGTCTCGCTGGGTTAGGGGCTGCCCGCTGATGCCTTTGTCTGCGTTGTTACTAAACCATTTTAGTGGATTTAAAGTTGCCATTGTTTTCCCCGTTTTTTATCAGGCGGCCCGCTCATGGGTGCCCGAGCTAAATACATCAACCCCGCCATCGTCGTTAAACACTTTGCGCAGCATGGCGGTGCGTTTTGCGTCTATGGTGTGGTCGTCTTTTTTGTCGAATATGCGGTTGCGCGCGCCTTCTTTTGCGGTGTGGTTGCTCATGTGTTGCACTATGTCGCTGTCTAGTGGCATGGCGTAACCAATGCGCTGCAGGCGGGCGGTTATTAAATTGGTGGCCAGCTCTTTGGCGGGCAATCTCACTGCACGCACGTCGCCTTTTTTGTCTTCTTCTTCGAGCATGGTGCCGTCTTCGTCTATGGCATCGAGCGCGCTGCCGAACAGGAAGCCTGTCATTCTGTCTTCGTAGTTGCCGTCGTCGTATTCTTCTCGGTTTTGCAGCATTTGCACCACCATGGTGCCGGCGCTGCCGAAGTCGACACCCCATGCACCCTGGAAGCCGAACAGCTCATCGATAACATAAATGAGCTCGCACTGGTAGTCGTAGCCCAGGCCTTTGGCGTGTATGCGGGCAACCAGTTTTAGCTCTGGGCCCAGCTCCTGATACACAAATATTTCGGTGGGGTCTTTGGCGTAGCCGAGGTCTGCACCAAACCAGAATACCCCGGCACCGGCTGGCTCGATAAATTCGCGCAGCAGTGAGTGAAACGCGCGGCGCACGTTCTGCATGTCTTTTGAGGTGTAGTCGCTTAAGCTGTCGTAGCGGTCTGCATGGGCGTGGTTCTGGCCGACTTTTTTACCGTCGTTCATTTCAAAATCGATGGAGTAGGCGATTACGTGCAGCGCATCTTGTGATTTGTCGGCGCGCAGTTTTATGCAGCGGTACTCGGGCACGTCTCTGAAGTTTGGTTCTAAGGTATCCCATGGCCACACGGGGTTTTCTTGCTGGCCGTGCAGGCCCAGCACGTTGCGCTGGTAGCCGGGGGAGTCTTCACCGCCGTACATGGTTATAAAATGCTGCTTGCGATCTACCCCCCAGAATGGCGGCGGCATGAGTGTTTTCGCCCAGTGAAACAGGCGCAGGCCCTGTTTGTGTTTTGGCAGGTCGGGTATGGCCTGCTGCGTCATGCGGTAAAATTCGGTGGAGTTGTCGCCATCTGGCACTGAGTAAAAGCGGCGGTGACAGCCGGGTTTAAGTGCGCGGTGAAATTCTGAGAAGATGGTTTTGTTTTTTACTTTGGCAGCTTCATCGAACAGGCCCAGGCCGTTTACGTGCACACCACGAAACGCCTCGCCATCATGCCCCGCCGGGCGGAAATACACCCGGCCTATGCTGGGGCGATTGGGCCGCTGCGGGTTGGGTGTTACAAACCGTGCCATGTAGTGCGGGGTGCGCTTCGGCTTCCGCCAGAAGTAATTAATAAACGGCATGGGCTCGTTACTCTCGGCCACCTCGCCCACGTGCTCTTCCATGTCCATTATAATTTCATCGAGGTGGGTTTGCTGTGGCGCGGCCACCAGTATAGACGGGCGTACAATGCGGCCGCCAAAGCTGGTGCACATGGCCCAGAGTAGAAGCGCGGTTATTTCGCGGGTTTTGCCCACCTCGGCACCGTCCTGGTGAATTACATCCTGATCATACGACAGCACAGATTCTTCCTGGTAATCCCAGAAGGCGTAGGGGTTGCCGGTGTCTGGCTCTTTCATAAACGCCTTGCACCACAGCACCGGGTTTTCAGATATAAACGCCAGCTGCGCATGCTCAATGCTAATGCCATACTCACCCCGCGACAACGGCTGCCACGCCCAGCCACGATCGGCCAGCCATTCGTCGAAGCCGTCTATGTCAAAGGCGTTGTCTAGGGCTTCGTTTATGTTTGTGGCGGGTTTCATTGGTTATTTTTTTTGGCTTCGCATATTAATTTATTAGTTGACAGCAACGGCGGCCATTTCGTTTTTAAGTTTCCAGAATCTGTACGTCGATTTACGCGCTATTTTATAACGATCTTCAATCGACATCTTTTTTGTATGCAACTTGTTTGGGTGTTTTTTAATTCTTACTCGTCCGTCATTTAACACTACAATTAATCCTGCAAACTCAGGAACATCGCTAATATCAGCTACTCCTTCAGCAACTGCATACCAAAAATAATTTACTGGCAAATCACCATCTATAAGCGCCTGTAGCTTTGGTTTGTAGTTAGGCGCATTTTTGCGATCATCCCATTTAAAATTTTTGTATTCATTAAGTTCTAAAGGCCTAAATTGAATGAACTTTTTCTTATCAGCTTTAAAGTCTGAGCGCGATATTTTAATTTCGAACTCATCACATAAACCAGACTTTCTCACACAAAACAAATCAGCCTCGCTATCATGCTGAATATAAACATTAGGTAAAATTATTTCATATCTACGAATATGATCACCGTAATTTGCCAGCGCTAAAATTAAATCTTTTTCGTTCACACTATAAACTCACAGCTAACTATAGAAATCATTAACACTAATTTATAACCTCTAAAATTTACATTCATTCGGCTGTTACGAGACTACCTTGCTTTATATCTATAACTGACTGAACACTAAAACGACTAGCGAACCGAATCTTTTTATCCATCATAATCAATAACCACTCACCAATAGCAAATAAAATAACAATGTGGAATTTGCCATCCAACTTGTTATTAAACTCAAAAATCTGCCCTTTTTCGATAACTATATCTTCAATTCTCATACATACTCCACCCAGCAACTTACTTTTTAATATATTTTTCACGCGACATCTGTTCACACTCAGCAAGTAAATTTAAATTTAGTGACATAACATATTCTCACATGTTTACTGAGTTACTGATCATACGTTTTACCCCGCCGACCATTTGCAGCGGCACTTAATGCACCACCCAACAATGCAGCAATAGCGTTTTTATCGTCGTCTTTGTTGTTTATGTCTTTCACCGCACGCGGTGTGGCCAGCAGTTCTGGCAGGTTTATGCCGAGGGTGTCCAGCATTTTCACGTAGTGCGGCATTACCGGGTTACCCATTGGCTTGGTGGCCGGTCGCTCTCCCGTTTTCTGGCCGTCTTCCATTATCGGCAGCATTATTACCTCGCCTGCCTTGTTTACCAGTGGCACCTGAATAATAAAGCCGTGCTCGGCTATTTCTGCGCGCAGGCGTTGCAGCAGTTCTATGGCGCCAGCAGCTTCGGCCGCCAGTATTTCGTGCATGTGCTCGGCTTTACCATCCGACAGCACGTTAAACAATCGATCGAACGCCTGCAGATACACGGTTTTATCCAGGCAATCTTGCCCTGCCCTGGTGTAACCCTCCAGCACCAGCGTGCACGGGTGCGTGGGCTCGCCTCGCTCGTTTTCCGGATGATACTGGCAGGTAGTGCGGCACGGCTTTGCAAACGCGCCAACAGACCAGTTCTGCTGTATTAAGCCTTGCATGGGGCTATACAGCCCGTGCTTATACGCATTACGCGAACTGGCGGCCTTGCCATCATCGGTAACCGGCCCGGTAGACAGCTGCGCAGCATTACGCCGCTGCTCCAGCGCTTTGTCGCTCAGGGTGTACGCGCGCTTGCCGGATTTCTGCGGTTTATCATCTTTATCTGTCATTGCATGAAATTTAAACAATTAACACGCGGCAGTCGTCCGAAGCGTGTCAATGTAAAATACTCCTGGTAATTACTCATTCTGCAAATAATCAACTGGTCAGGCCGGTTAGCTGGTTGTTATGCACTCAATCCAAGAATATGCCTGACCATCTGTTCTGCCTGCTCAGCATCGAATAGATTAGTTCCTATTGGCTCATGCCTCATTGGGTAAGGTGTGTTCTCGTTATATTCAGCCTTGAAGCTAATACCAGCATCAGGCGCAAAATCTTTAGGCAGCTCCCAGCAGAGGAAGCGATTAACCATTTCCTTCACCAAATCTTCTGTTGTTTCTACACTGAAAGCTATTCGCAGCTTTCTAACCATTTCGTCCACTTGCGCGTCTGTCATTGCCATTTTGGCTCCTCTTTAAGTGTTGTGTAAAAAAAAATTAAATCAACTAGGCATAGGCGGAGGATGGTTGTTATATGGAAACAAAGCCTTGCTTAAGCATTCTTATCTCTAAGTCTTTCCGCTCAAGTACAAGCCGCACCAATTCTGCCGGTGCGGTGCCTAGCGGCCCGTGTACTTCAATCATGCCGTCAGATAGATCGAGTTCATTAACAACATCTTCAAGCATGTTTTCCAGCTCTTGTTTCGTCCAGCGGCTCATTCTAATCTCCTCGTTATAGGCATAGGTTTAACCGGCACATACTCGCTCAGCTTACGGCCTGTACGAGCTTCTGCTTGTGTTTGGTGCGGTTGGCAGGACTCGAACCTACACGGACTCAATTCCACCGAGTTCAGGTAACCTTCATAATGATTGAGCATTAAACGCAAGGTGTTTTTCACCACCGCTTGCTCGGTTATATCCCTACTTACAGCGCGTCTACCAATTTCGCCACAACCGCTTAACTCTGTTTACTCGTTAGTCTTTTGTTATTAATCTTTATTAGCTAGCTTTAACTGTCGTAGATTAGTCCAGGGTTTTTCTCTGTTCCCGCTTCCCCAGCATTCATCACAAATGTCATTAGTTACCGTCTGGCCGCCAACACCTCTGTGCCATGTGCTTGTGTCGGGATAGCTTCTTACTCCAAACCCGCTGCACTTATCGCATGGTTTATCGTTTGAAAATTCAACATCTATTCCTCGCATCAATAGAAACTCTATATAAAATCTTTCTCTCGCACTCATATCAATCTCCATTAGGCATAGCTGGTTGTTATGCAGCCTGTTTGCTTTTCTGGCTGCCAATCTCAACACCCACATTGGCCATAACCAGCGCTTTAGCCATGTACGGGCTTACGCTGTTGCCACACATGCGCACTTACGCGGCCTGGCTTAGTCGTTTGCCGTTAACTTCAATATCTATTTTGTAGGTGTCTGGAAAGCCCTGTGCGCGGTACAGTTCACGCGGCTTTAGCATGCGCATGCCAATGTCTGCTATTACATAATCTGTTCCGGCAACGGTTACCAGGCCAAAGCGTGGCTTGGTGGTGGCGGTATGCATAGCCACCGCTTCTTTGTCGTGGTTAATGGCGATATCCACCGACCTGCCGAAAGCCTGCTCAATACCCAGCGATGCACCGCCGCCACCGGCGAAGTTGTCGATAATCAGTTCCTTTGCAAACATAAATTCAATCTGGCTCATTATTTATTTTTCTCCCACTTGGTTTTGTACTGCGCTATAAACTCAGGCTCGAAAGCAGACCGCCAGCCGCAGCACGGGCAGTTGAACTGCTCACCATCAAACACTGTGCGGGGCATGATCTTGCATTGGCCACCGCAGTACGGCGTGTAGCCTGGCTGAGTCATCAGGTTGTCGCGAACTATGCTCACGCGGCGTCCTCCTGCATGTACGGTTCACCCACCAGCGTGAAAGCAAACACCACCTGATTGGATGGCTGGTTGTAGTTGCTGACATAGGTTATTTCCACCAGCTGCACCATGCCTGTTGGTAATTTGGTTGTTTCATCCAGCTTTTTCAGCAGTACGGTGTCGCCTTTCTGAAACCCACGGTCGGCGTTGTTTCTTATCTCGAATTTCTTGTCGCCTCGCAGTACGGCATCGAAGTGTGCGGGTAGTGTTTTTAGTTTGTGGTGCATTACTTATCCTTTTTTCCCGTCATTATCTTCGCCAGTTCTATGGCTGTTACTCGACGGCCGCTGGCTTTGTCATACATAAGCTCGCCACTGCCAATGGTTCCACCGCGAAGACCGCCGCGACCTTTTCCGCCGCAGGTTGTGCAGTTCTGGCCGTTGTCTCTGACGCCGTAGCCTGCGCATCTAGGGCAAGTTCTAAATTCAATGTCAGCCATCATTCTCTCCCAGCGGGTAATTCGTTAAATACATTCCATATGCGTGTAAGCAATGAAACTCAAGCCGCATTTCAAGCGCCGCTCAGGGTTGCGCCCGTCATTATCCCAATCGTGGTCACATGGCTCTGGCGTTTTGGTGACATGCACATAGGTGGAGGCTGGTTTCGGCCAGTCCTGCTCCGGTGGTGTTACGATATTTCCGTTCTTGTCTACTACATTGCTCATGATTTTGTCTCCCAGCGGATAGCCGCTTTGCTTTATTTATGCTGTTAACTCATCTTCCGGGTAATAAGTCTGGTCGTATTTCCCTGCCAGCGCATCACCCAGCACGCTTTGCAATGTTTCTTCTGGCTCCGCCCGGCTAATACACGCACCAGGTGGCAATACCCACATCCAGTAAACATTATGCTTATCCACCAGCGTTGACTCTGGCGGGTAAAACTCTATTGCGGTGGCTTCACTGCCAAACAGTTCGTTTTTTATGTTCTGCATTTTCCGCCAGTGGCCGGGTATTGGCTTGTCGTCGTGCCGCTGAACCATGGCTTTAATCGCCATACATCCCATCACATGCGCGTTGTCATCTATCATGACCGTATAGCGATTATTCCTGAACGCACGCGTCATCCAGTGTGGGGTGTTTCTGCCTTGCAGATCTACCGGCAGTAATTCACCCGCTGGCTTTTTAAGCAGCTTTTTCGCATTTCTCATCTGTTCTTTTGTTCTGCTCATAAATCACCCGGCCCTCTCTACAGTAACAATCTTCTGTGCCGCATATTCTTCAACTAGTTCCCGCATGTCCTCACGCGGGTTAACGCAATAACCCAAGTCTTCAAGCGACAGACACAGGTCTGAGCATGTCTCGCACATCCAGTCGGATGCTATCGGTATTACCCCATCTTCACCGTATATATTGCACTCAACATCCGTGTCTGGAACTTTTACCCGCTTATGCTCAGTGCATAGCGCGTTCAGCTCTATTGTCTCACCGCATGAGCAGCATTTACGGCGACGCTTAAACGGATATGGCTTATAGTCAGTAGCTGGTTCAGACCAGTACCATTGGCCCGGCTCTGGCTCCCAATCTCCGCATTCGCATGTTAGCCCCATCACGCTATCCCCTTATCAATAAACATCTTCGGCGCAAGCTGTCTGTTCGGCAACATGCCGCGCTTCATTTGCGACCAGAACTCGCCTGCCGCTTCAACCGTATGGTTTATAAAATCCTGCCGGCTCATTTCGTTGAACAGCTCAACATCCATTTCAAGTAGCTGCACGTTGCCCACGCGCGGCAAGCCTGGATCTATGGTGCTGAATGAAACGGATACAGTTTTATTTTCCACTATGCTCTCCCAGTCTGCGTGGCAGGGAATCATTTTTTTTGCGGTGGCTGGCGTTTCTGCCATGGATTATTCGGTGTATGTGCCGCGGAGATAGATCGTATTCTTCTGCCAGCTCCAGGTAGTTGCTGCCTTTAAACTTTGTTTTTATTTCATGGTCGCGCACGTCTCTAAGCAGGTTGTTCCAGAAGACATCCGCTTTGGGTACGTGTTTTTTTTCACCACCCCAGTACTCCATGAGCTCATTCAGTGCAAACGCGCCTATTTTTCGCCCCAGTTCGATAAAATCACGGTGCTTGCTGTCTTCTGGCGACAACTGTTCCAGCAGGCACTGCTCTTCAATCATCAAGCAGGCTTGTTTGCTCTTGCTGTTTCTTTTTAACCCAGAGTGGTAGTCCACCTTTGTTTCTCCCAGTCACTATGTTCATGCGGTTATTCGGCATGCGCGCTTTTCGTCTGCGCTCTGATATCACGATGTAGCGGCGTGTTGTTTCCAGTTTTTCATGCCCCATCAGTTCCTGAATTATTTCTATGTCCACGCCTTCGTCGTATAGGTCGGTGGCAAAGGTCACACGCATCATGTGGATGCCTGAATGCTTTAGCTTTGCCCGCTTGGCTCGGCGGCTCACCATGTTTTCGATGGCTCGCAGTGTTAGCTGGCTGCTGATTTTCCCAATGCCGTTCACGGATACCCACACGGCATCACCCGTTACGCCAGCCACGTTATCTCGAACCGCCAGCCAGTTGCGCAAGGCATCAACCGCTTCGCCCTGAAACGATAACTCACGCTCTTTGGCACCTTTGCCCAGCACTTTCACTTTGCCTACCCGTTCACGCAGGGTTACCTGGTCCAGCTTCAACTGCTGCAGCTCTTCTCGCCTAAAGCCGGTGGCGTAAAGAAAAACCAGAATGGCGTAGTCTCGAATGCCGATATCGGTGTCCAGGTCGCAGGTTGAAAACAACTTTTGAAGATCTTCGGTGCTGTATTTTTTCGGGATACGCTTCGTAACCTTCGGCCCGCGAATAAACTTTGCTGGGTTTGGCTGGTGCATGTAGGTTTCACGCCAGGCGAAGTATTGCCGCACCGCTGATATGTGCTGCATGCGGAATTGCTCGCCGTATTTGCGCACCACGTACATCCACTTCTGCCAGTCTTCCATGTGGTTGATATTCAACCGATCAACGCCAAGCCCCTGCTCACGCATCCAGCTAAAAAACCGCGTCATGTTTTTGCAGTACGTGCAAATGGTCGACTGGGTAAGACCCCGGCTGATGCGCAGGTGAGTAAGCCACTCAATCACGCTATCGGCGTTTTCCTCTGCCACCCGAGCATCCATGTAGCGGATAGCCAGCTCGATATCGCGGCTTACCTGAGCCAGCAAACCGCGTGGGTTGCTCTGTACGGCGCGGTGCTGGATTTCGTCGGTCATAACGCCAACCCTGTGCAAACAACCTCACCACACGGCAAATTTCCCCCCGCGCCCCCCTTGCTACGGCCCATAGAACCCACCTCATTTTTAGAGAGGATACTCAGGCCGGGCATTGGCCTATTCAGGCTGAGCTTTGGATGGGGGGTGGGCCCTATGTTCACTACCCACCGGCTGTGCACAGTACACCCCAGCCACAGCAGCCGATCAGCCAGCCCAGCCAATCCGTTTCCGGTTCCTTCATATGCAACTATTCTAATATTAGAAACGGCTGCGATTACCGAGTTAAGCCCGTGCAATGCGGCTTTGAAGCCTGTAAAACCTGCCTTATTTGGTGGCGGAGGAATTACCTTTGGGTGATTTTCCTGTAGCCAAAGAAGAATAAATTCAAGCATTTGCATTACCTTTTCCCAGTAGTTCTTTCAGTTTCGCTCGGTGCAAGTCGGCTGTTTCCCTGGTTGCTTTCTGCGCGGTTAATCGCTTCTGCCCAGCAAACGACTGATGGCATGCGGCTGGTTTTGTTGCGATGCATAGCCGCATAAATTCCTGAAATTCGGGCGGCCATTCTTCTTCCCGTAACACGCACGCATCCAGCCCGCGAATAATATCTGCCGTGCGTAACCCCTGCAGCTTCATGCACCACTTAACAAACGTCCGGCCACCAACTTTCCCGTACTTGAATTCTGCCTTGTCGCCATAGAGATCAACGAACTGTTCCCACAACCAATCCATCGCCTCCAGGTACTCCCGACTCATCGAGCGAATTGAAGAATTCTTCTGACGCTCTTTCATGCCTGTCGACAGCTGTTTCTCGTTTGGCATCACCTGGTTTATTTGCTGCATTGCTGTTACCTCGTTTTGCTTCGAACACCTTGGCGTTCATCAGCCACTTGAAAAATTCTTCGTTCCAGTTCTTGCTAACCGTGCCCTTGGATTTGTGGTGAGAAATAAACTTCAGCACCTCATCCGGATTGTTGACGATCTTTTCCGGAACCATGGCCAGCAATGCTCGTTGCTTGACTTCGTCCGATGGCTGAAAGTCATCCGCTATAGAGAGAGTGTTATAGGGAATCAGATTAAAGGAATCAGACGGATTAGACATTGCGGCGTCATTACTTGTAATGGCGTTGTAATTACTTGTAATGTTGTTATTTAAATCAGTAACTTGCGTGTTACATTCATTAGGCGACGGTATATCAGTGCCTTTTTTTATTTCATGCGGATGTGGGTGCTGATGCTTGGTGAAATTACGTATCTCGATGTACGTTTTTTTGTTGTTTTGCAGGTCACGATAAGTAATTACATGTAATGACTCGCAAAGACTATCAATTAATTTATTAATATCGCACTCATCGTAAGGCAGTAATTCTGCTTTTATTCTCTTAGGTCTGTACTCAAGTCGGCCATTAAAATCAGCCACTGTCCACAGACCAATAAACAGCAACCTGGCCAATGGATCCAGACTGGCAAGTTCATCATCTTTGAAGAAGTCGGGTTTTATGTTGCGTGCTCTAGCCATTTAACACCTACGGATAGCATGAGCAAAGTGGACATAAAAACGTCCCAATGCTATAAAAGTAATGCTTCTTATCCGCAAATGACCTGTGTATTTAACCAATGTACGCCCTGCAAGAGGGTGGCCTAAACCAATGTATATTATGTTAAATAGCAGAAATTCCAGATAAGAACATATAAAAAAACAATAAAAACAATAACCTATGTTTGATCGCTGGATGCCTGTATATGACTCTGCCCGCGTTAACACTTTGTTATCGTCAAATTGATACGGATGGTAATTACCCCATAGCACCGCTGCTGCCGGCCTTTCGGCAATACTTGTCGTATGCAAAAAAGTCGGCATCAACGCAGCGGATCTACCTGGCTGCGTTGGTGAAATGGGGTGAATTTGAGAAGAATGCACTAAACCCATCACAGGACGGCCTCCTGCGCTGGATGCGCCACCGGCGAACCCATGTGGGTGTTGCCACCTATAATATCGACCTTACGGCGCTGAGGGCGTTTTATCGCTGGTGTTGCATGCTGGGTTATACCAGCAGCGATTACAGCGAGTGGTTGCCGAAGAAAATCAAACAACCCAGCCGCTTGCCACGGTTTCTCACCGACAAACAGGTGGGCCAGTTGCTGGCAGCGCCAGATCTGGCCACGCTGGTTGGTTTCAGGGACCATATAATGCTGCGGTTGATATACGAGACAGGCATTACGGCCAGCGAGCTGATATCGCTCGACATTGGCTGCATACTGCCGTGGCCGGATAACCGGCTGTACATCAGCAGCAAAATCGGCAATCAGGGCCGCAAGGCACCCTTTAGCCAGTGCATGCGAGAGTTGCTGCAGGCGTGGCTGGCTGTGCGGCGTGAAACGCGCCCGGGTAAGTCGGCCACCCTGTTTGTTACCTGCAAAGGCAGGCCGTTCAGGCAAGGCCGTGCTGTGTGGGAAATGGTGAATAAATACGCCCGGCAGGCACTGGGTGTTGCTGAAGGTTTTGGGCGGATACAGGCAGCCGGCAAACAGAAGCCGTGGCATGGCCACTACCCTCACCTGTTGCGCGCGGCCTTCGCCACCCAGCTTATTCAAAACGGCTGTAACCTGCGTGCGGTGCAGCAGCTGCTGGGGCATACGTCCATTCACAGCACAGCACAATACCTTGCGCTGGACATCGGCACGCTGAAACGCGAACACGCCAAGTTGTTTAAATGATAATACTGTCACGCAGCCCTTTTCCCCGGTAATTTCTTCAAGTCTTTTATAAAACGATTAAAGTCAGCCTGGCGCTTAAACTCCTTACATGAGCCCACGCCATACGCCCCCAAGCGTAATCGATACAATTCATCGTCACTGCCAATAATCAGGCCTTTATCCGTGGCCAGCGCCTTCACCAGTTTTATCCTCTCTGGCGTCATTTTAAAGCGCCGCTTAATCAGTGCGGTTCCGCACTGGCGGCATGATGTCAACTTAGTTTCGTTGTGGCAGCCGCAGCGGCCACATTGCCTGGTTGACGGTTTTCTGGCCATTAGCCAGGTGTCTGTTGGTTTTGCCCTTCCCTGGGTAGCTCGTTATTAACCTGGTGTTGCTTCAATGTCACCAGCTGCTGTGCCTTACGAATAATATTGCGCTCTTCCGGTTTTGAGTGATCTGGATCCCAGTCATGTAATACCGGCATTAACTCAATAATGGCCTGTTTCAGCTTTTTGTTCTCTGTATTAATGTCCACCATCAAAGAAAGCGCCTGCTTTAGCCGGTCATTTTCTGCCAGCATTTCAACCATCAAAGCGTCAAACTGTTCTGCGTTCTCTGTGAATTTTTCTCTTAAACCCATTTTCCACTCGCTGTATTTAATTACGATCCAACAACAGATCCATCAGGCACCCAGGTAAATTCTTCTACCGGAAAATGTGTGCCGCAGCCGCAGCAGAATGTGCCGCCATAAAACTTCGGGTCACGGGCATAGGTTTCAGCCAGTGACAAGCCCATGGTTGTTTCAACGCCACACTTCGTGTGCGTATAACTTCTACGCACCGGGCGAACAAATCCCTTGGCGCGTTCTTCTGGGCATAAAACAAGGTAATCCAGCTGCTGGCCATTTTCTTTTGCCTCTGTATAGCCGGGGCTTGGTGCACTGCCATCAGTCAGGCATGTTTTAGGTGATTCACTCATTTTCTGCATTCCTTATTGGCGCTTTCAATAACTGGCTGTAACTGGCTTACCCATTCGTATTCAACCTGTAACGTGAGTGTGTCATTGGTAATACCCGGCTTTTCTGTGTAATTAAAGCCAGCCTCATCAAGGTGCCGTTTAAAAATGCCCAGTTTCCAGCTATCTAATACTACTGCTGCGGTTTTCATGTTTATTGCATTCCTATCTGGTGCAGGTTAAAACGGGTAATCGTCATCATCAGCCATTGGCTGATCGTGATAATTCTGCCCCTGGTCATTGCCAGAGGTCGGTGAGGATTCACACCGACCTTCCGGCCTGCTACCCAGCATCTGTAATTCATTGGCGATAATCTTCGTGGTGTAACGATCATTGCCCTGCTTGTCCTGCCATTTTTCGGTGCGCAGGCTGCCTTCTATGTACACCTGGCTGCCTTTCTTTAAATACTCACCGGCAATTTCACCCAGGCGGCCAAATAGCACTACGTGCGACCACTCGGTGCGTTCCTGCTTGTTGCCGCTTTGCTTGTCTGTCCAGTTTTCGGTGGTGGCCAGTGAGATGCTGGTTACCGCTTTACCGCTGGGCATGTGGCGCACGTCCGGGTCTTGCCCTAAATGGCCCACAATAATTGCTTTATTTATGCCACGGGCCATTATGCATTTGCCTTGTAGTTCTGGTATTGGGTTACCATTTCTTCGGTTACTTTGCCCCATGGGCCGTTTCTTTCTACCATGCGGGCGCTGGTGTCTATAATTTCCGCATCACCAAAACCATGCTCGCTGTGAAACAATTCAGTGGCAATATCACTGGCTTCTTTCTCATTTGCCGCCAGCACGGTGCAGTATTCCTCATCGGTTATTGAATACTCAACCCCCACCGAAAACACATCACAGGCTTCATCAATTGGCACGGCCATCATAATGGGTGTTTCACCGTCGAATAAATCCGGGTGCATCGGGCCTTCAATAAAAATCGTTTGCGCGGTCATTATCAAGCCCTTATCGGCATAATTAAATGAAAATCATCACCGCCAAAATTAAATTTAAGCGGCTTGCCCTCGCCAAACACTTCACAGGTTATGCCATCGTCGCCACCCAGTCGCAGCACATCGCATAAATATTTTCCATCCAATGTGCAGTCGGCTTCATTGCTGGCCATGCAGTCGGCAAAATCATCGGTTGCACGGCCACGAATACGCATCATATTGCCGTTAAAATTTAACGATAATTTCTGGCATAAGGTGTTTTTAATTTTCGCCGTTTCCATCAGCACGTCGCGCTCAATCACCGGCAGCACATCCGGACAGTTCAGCTCCACCACGCTGTTCGGGTTGCCTACCGGCACGGTGCGAAACACATCCGGATAGTTGCCACTCATCAGCTTTACAATGTAGTTAAGCTCGTCGCTCACCACCGCCAGTGCAATGGCCTTGTTGTCTTTGTTTACATACAGCTTCAGCGCCTTGTCTTCACCACGGCCCAGCACTTTCAGCAAGCGGTCTATGCAGCCAATGGGCACCAGCAGCTCATGGGAAATCTCGCTGCCCAGTTTAAAAATAGCCAGGCGGTGGCCATCGGTTGCAGCCACGTAATTTTTCGCAATGCTTACCGCATTCAGGTAATAACGCACATCCTTTTTGCTGGCGGCGTACTTTACTCGAGTAATGGCGGTTTTTAGCAATGCGGGGTCTATCTCGAACGGCACTGTGCTGTCTTCGTTATACAGCGGAAAGTCAGCCGCCGCTAAATGGTTAAGGCTAAACTGGCGAGATCCGCGGCGGGTTTTCTGCTGCACGGTCAGCTTGTTGTCTTTCAGCTGCAGCGTAACCTCGCCGGTTAAGCCGCTCAGCGCATTGCGCAGCTCGGCCGCATTCACCAGCAGTTCGCTGCCATCCTCGTTGTGGCAGGGCACCACCACACTCACCTGCTCTTCCATGTTGCTGGTGGTAAGGGTTAACTTGCCCAGCTCATATACGCCTGCTGCGCTCAGCAGTGCGTGCTCCAGCACAGGCATGGCGGTTCTTTTTTCGGCCACATTAAAGGCCAGCGCTTCGCGCAGTGCTTTTGCATCTATGGTTATGTTCATGCAGCACCTCCCAGGGTTTCGGTTGCATCATCCAGCGGTGCCAGTGTTCTTATCTGGTGGCGGCGGGCTTCGGCACTTTGCAGGCCGTAGATGTCGGCAAAGGTGTTCATATTTTCATGGCCGGCCATGTCGGCGGCCACGCGCAAGTCGCCGGTTTTTTCATACACCTCACCCAGCCGGCGGTGGCGAAATAAATGGCAGTGCACATGGGGCAAGCCCGCCAGCTTGCCGTAGTGTTTCAGCCGGGCGGCAATGCTGGCGCGGCCCAGTCGTTTACCCTGCTTACTTACAAACAGTGCATCGCAAAATTTAAAATCCAGCTGAAAACGCACGGTCAACCACTCATTCAATAGCGCCAGCGTGGCATCGTCCACCACACTCACCTTCTGCTTTCCGCCTTTCGCCTGGTAAGCCACCACACCGGCCGGGGTCACGCAGTGTTTTGGTGGTTTTTTTTTGTTATACACATCCAGGCTAACCACACCACCCACACGCAAGGCCGAGTCAAACATCAGCCGAAACAGCGCGCGGTCGCGTTTACCCAGCAGCGTATCGGTGGGAATAACATCAATCACCTGCATTAACTGCGCCTTGCTGGGGGCCACCACCCGCTGGCGCACAAAGCGCACCTTAATGCCGGCGGTTGGGTCGTGTTTAATCACATTGCGCAGGCGATAAAACTTAATAAAACTGCGCAAGCACTCCAGTTTACGTGCTGCTGTGCGATGGCTTACGCCGTTACCCTCAACCAGCGCAGTTACCCAGTCGTCCACCAGATTAAAACCAATGGTATTAATCACGGTTACATCACGGCTGGCGGCAAAGCCCACAAACTGCTCCAGATCTGTCTGGTAGCTTTTCAATGTACTGGCCGCATAGCCCAAATTAGCCAGCTGGCGTAAAAAACGTTGGCACAGTGGAATAAGACTGCCGGGCTGGGCCACATTGCGGGGGGTGAAGTCCACTATGTTGTCGTCGTTCATGCCTGCGCCGCCCATTGAGTGTGTTCACACAGGTGGCGATCGCTCAGCTTTAAATCACCGGCCGTTTGCGGGTCGCAGGGTGACAAAAAGCGCAGGTAATTCTCCATGTCGTCGAAGAACATAATGGCCGCACGAATCAGTTTGGCTTTTGGGGTGTGGGTAAACGGCATCACCAGGCGGTAACCGTTGGCGCGCATCAGCGCCTCAAGCTGCTTACACACATCGCCCTCGCCCACATCCACCAGGCTAAAATCAACCAACCCATAGTCATCACTCGCGCAAAAGCGCACGCGCATTTTCAAATCGTATTCAATGCACGACACCACATCAAACTCAGTCATTACCTGCTCAATAATGCCGGCGTAGCCAAGCTGCTTCATGTGAGGTACCTGCTCGCAAAACGTAAGGCGCAGCTCATCGGTGAACACATCTTCAAACACGCCGCTGCAGCCCGGGCCTGTCGCTAAATTACGCATAGAGTCAGCCATTGCACTTGCCCCCGTTAATTATCAGGTAGCGGCCACCGTGGCGCACCGCCATGGCCAGCGCCTGTGGAATAGTCAGGTGCTTAAACCATGCAAACATTGCACGGCTTTCAGCCGGGCTCATCATGCCGGTTTTTTTCTGCTGTGCGTAAAACGCACCGGCTGTTGGAAACGGGCCGCTGATTACCTTGTTGAGTTTTTCTGTGTTCATGCGGTGTCCCCTGCACTTTCAGCCATCATGTCATTACGGTATGAATAGCCAACCCGGTCATAATACTCACGGGCCAGCATTCGTTCATCACCGCCATTAGAGCAGTATCTATCATCACGGTCGCCGCTTACACTGCTATTAATTTCAGCAAGGTCGGCGATAAAGCCGCGTACCACTTCATCTGGTTCAACGCCATCCGCATCGCAGATATCTAAAAACTCTTGCGGTAAATTAATTGTTAACTCCATCTTTGCCGCCTCCTAATGCCGCTGCGCCGAGGGTGAAGCACCCTGTGCTGCCATGCTGCTCATCACCTGCGAAACCACGCACTGCTCCAGGGTTAATGCCCATGAGGCCACGTCGCTTAGCTCGCACTTCACCGTGTTTAAAAACGGGTAGTCACGGTAATCGATCTTTCCGTGGCTGGTCATCAACTCCGCCAGCGCCGCCAGTGCCTCACCGGTTTCTTTCATCAGCCGGGCTGAGTCGTCCAGCGTCACATCACCCAGCAACGGCAACTCATGCTTAAATACTGTTAAACAGCCGTAGCGATCGTTCAGCTCGGTCAACAGGCGGTAACGATACTCACTGGGCAGGCTCAGCACCCACGCCTCTTCCAGCTCAGATGGAAAACGCATATCGCCATTGTTTTCAATGCAGCGCTGCACAAATTTCTTGCTGTTATCCAGCCCGTTAAAACGTATGCGACGATCTTGCGGCGCCACTGTCTGCTCATACTGTTCAACCAGGCTTAAAGTAAACGCCTTGAGCCAGCCGGTGCGCTCGTTGGCATACAGCCGGGTAATTCTAATAATGGTTTGTGTGCGGCTCTCTGGCCGTGCACCTGTTCCAACATTGCGGTTATTCATAGTCACCTCCCACGGTTACAAAAATGAAAATACCTGCGAAATAACGGCAAATGCCAGCCACCACAGCGGCGCAGCTATAAACTGTGCCAGCCGGCGGCTACGCATTGCCCGCTTCATTGCCCGTCTCAAGCAGCCCAGTGAAATCCACCGCAAATGGAATATGATCAAACTCATCATGAGATTTAATCAAACCCACCACTGTGCTCACCTGCCACTCACGCCCACCCTTCGGGGTGGCTACTTTATCTTTGTAAAGCTGGTTGCAAATTTCGCGCAGGCTCAGGCCCGCATCGTTCAGCTCCATAATCAGTTCACGAATCGCCCAGGTCTGCTTATCTTTAAACAGGTAGCCATCCACATTAAGCAGGCCATAAGACACCGGGCCATACACTCTGCCCGCGCCCTTAAGCCCACGCATGCACTGGCGAGTGCGCTGCGCGGTTTTATTGCGCTCATACTCACAGGTGGCCAGGCGAATAGTCAGCGCCAGCTTGCCCTCGGGCGATGCGGTGTCGATGGAGTCGTTAATGGAAAAAACAGATACGCCGCGGCGGTCGAACCAGGCGAAGGTCATCAGGCCGTCCAGCGTCAGGCGAAACAGGCGGTCAAGGTCGCGAATCAACACGCCATCTGCCTCACCGGCATCCAGCCGTGCCAGCAGCTCGCGGCCACCCTCGCGCTTTTCAAGGCCCTTGCTGCCGCTCACGCCCTCGTCGGTAATAACCGCCACCAGCTCGTGGTCGTAGAGCGCGCAAAACTGCTCAAACATGGCCCGCTGCTGCCCCAGGCTGTGGCCGTGCCGCGCCTGCTCTTCTGTGCTTACTCGAATGTAACCAATAATGCGCATCAGGCGGATTCCTTGTCTGCGTGTGTGTCAACAGAATCGTATTCCGCCCACAGGTCGCAGGGCTTACCGTCCCAGCCCATTACTCTAAGAAGCTCAACAGTCTTTTTTCTGATGGCTTCTTTGTATACAGGCCGCACATTATTAACCCGCTTAGGGTCCAGTGTTTTACGCACAGTTAGCCTGTCGCACTGGGCCGCAACAGCAATCTGCGCGGCATTTATTTTGTGTTTCTTGAGTGTGGCAACCAGAGTGCTACAATCAATCGGTTTACTCATCATAACGATCTCTTACAGGATAATAATAATCTCAATGTGAGTACATATTAGCTGTCACAATGAGAATGTCAAGCCCATTTATGGATGATTTTCATAAAACAACCGCACTCCGTCTGATACTGGATCGTATAAAAAAGGTAGAGGGAGCAAAAAACGACACTGATCTCGCGGTGCCGTTGCGTGTTACCAAGCGCAATATTGCAAACTGGAAAAGTCGTAACTCCATTCCGTGGGAAACGCTGGTGGCATACTGTCGCTGGCGAAAAGTGTCAATGGAGTGGTTATTCAATGACCGCGGCCCAATGATGAATGACGTGATCGCTGAGCCGGGAGTGCTTTATCAGGTAGAAACCAATCAGGATGCGGTGTACGACATAGCCGCCGAGGTGTACCAGACCCTGCTCGATCAACAGAAGCAACCTACCCCCGATAAATACCGCCAGCTGGTGAAGCTGCTTCATAGGGAAACCATTGAAACCGGCCAGTCGCCCAGTGCTGAAAAAATTAATGAACTGATAATGCTGATATAGGAGATCTAAATGGCATTAATAAAATGTAAAGAGTGCGGCGCAGAAGTCAGCTCAAAGGCGAAGACGTGCCCAAAGTGCGGGGTAAAGGTAGAAAAGAAAACGTCAATCGTTACCTGGCTGGTGCTGGGGCTGGTGGTTTATGTTGCATACATTGCGGTTCAAAGCCCAGCCCCAACTCATGCCAGCAGAGAGACCATAATTGATGTAACGAAGATTGCCGGCAAATCTGAAAAAGAAGTCTCTGCCTATCTCGGCCAGCCACTGTCCTGTGGCGACAGCAAGTTTGGCGAAAAATGCCACTTTCAAAAAGGCGAAACTGAAATAATCTTTATCGATGAAAAAGCAGACTGGATCACCGTTCAAGGCGCTGAACAAATACCCTTCTCAATGTCGGCCTTGAGTGCCATTGGCCTGCAAGTACAGCAACCATCATTCAGGAGTGATTTCGTTCTTCGATGGCGATCAATACAGGGGTTAATGGAAGTATCAATTTTCAAGGGTGCTTCGAATATCGACTATTTTTACATTAAAGTAAGAACAAAATAATATTCACATAAACCCAAAAAAAAGCCCCTCAATCAGGGGCTTTTTTTTCGTCTTCTTTTTTACTTACATCAGCCGGTAGCGGTTGTCTCTCGCGCACCGCGCTTACCAGGCTGTTGAAGTTGTTCTGCATTAGCTGAATGTACTCCATCAATGCCAGGCTGAATA